GTAGTCAACGTGGAGTTGAAGAAGCTAGATCAAGTGCATCAGACCAAGCGGCTAAAGCAGGCGCTTATAATGGTGGTAAGAGTTTAGCAGGCAATGGTGATGGCAATGCAGACTTAGCACACAAACTAAAAGGCGATGCTTTACAAAAGCATAGAGACGCTAGTGTTGCAAAGATGGATGCCGAAGATGAAGCCGCTAAAAAAGCACAAAGAGATAGATTTGCTAAAATGGAAGATAGCCATACTAACGAAGCAGATGCTTATTTCAGTGCATCAAGTTCTCCAGAAACCATATTAGCTAAGTATCCAAAAGAATGGGAACAGTTAAAGCAAGGTGCTGATATTATGGACTTTGATGAAATATACTATGAATTATTTTCATACTTTTCAGACAACGGCGATATGCCATATGGTACACAAAAAGCTAGAGATGGCGACCCGTATCAGTGGATAAATGATGAATTAGATAATTTAGGTTTACTTGAAGTTGCAAACGTTGTACATAAAGTACCACACGTAAGAGTAGATGCCAAGCAACACTCGTTAAACGAATTAGACTTGTTAGCAAAAAATGTTGACTACATTAATGGTCCAGATGGTGAGTACTATAAAGTATCATACCGTAATACTGGTACTGTAACAGGTGGTGGACATAGACAGAACGATAAAGCTAACTTTGTAGGCGTAGAAAAAGCTTCAGATAAAGAAGTAAAAGCACTTGACTTAGACGCAAGAATAGACTATAATAATACAAGTGGAAACAAATCACAGATTCATGTTGGACATGATATACAAGGCGGTACACCATTTAGTGATGAAGACATTAGTGTCTACAAAATGGATACCAAAGAGTATGAAGAAGGTGTTCCAACAGGAGTTAAAACACAGTTATTAAGATATATAACTAAGAAAGAAGACAGTCGTAACAACGCTAACCGAATTGAGGAAAGAGTTAAATGGCTGGCAAACAGAAAGAAAAGCTAATACATCCGTATTAGTTAAACTAGGAGAAAAATATGTTTAAATGGATAACAACAATGTTTCACTCAGCACCAGTTGAAGAAGCATTAGTACTGACAAAAGAAGTTAAGAAGACAGCTAAGAAAGCTAAAGACGTTACAAACGAATTAGTAATCAAGCCTACTTTTAAAGCAAAGAAAGATCTTTCTTCATTATCAAAAGCCAAGCTAGAAGAGATTGGTAGAATACATGGTATTGAACTTGATAGACGGCTTACTAAAGACAAGTTAGTAACACAGTTATGGAAAGCAATCAAGTAATTGATTAACAGATTTCAGAACGCAAATACCCAACAACAGTTGTATAAAGCGATCGCCAAATGGTAGAATTCGTTAACAAAGCAGTAGGACATACAGGCAGTAGTTGCCAGAATTGTGGAAGTCCAAGTCACTGTGGGTCTGCACGTTGGGAACAAGTGAAACACTATGCAGTCGATGCAAACAATGGCCATCAGCCATATTCAATAAAAGCATGCGATAGTTGTAGATGTACACAGTGTACTGGAATACAAAATGGACGATCTATTAAAGAACGCAGATAGTTGGGTTAATTATCCAACGTTAAAATGGGTTTACAATAAGTTAGAACTAAGTGAAAAACTTGGATACTTATGTGGACCTAGCACAGTGCCAGTTCCAAAGACTGGCAAGTATGTTGAGAGACCTATTATCAATTTAAGTAATATGTCTGTATCAGCTAGGATAGTAGAACTTAAAGAAGGTGAAACTATTACCACACCAGGACATTTTTGGTGTGAGTTTTTTGAAGGTGATTTAATTAGTGTAGATTATACTTTCCGTAAAGGAGAGTTATATCCACAGCAAGCGATGCAAGGCCATCATCATATGAGCAACCTTACAACGTTTAACAAATGGACAAGAGTTGATCCACTGCCTAAGTTAGAACTACCGGATTGGGTCGACACGTTAACAGCGGCAAAGCATATAAACATTGATTTTAAGGGTGGGAAAGTAATTGAAGTGCATCTTAAGCACAACATTAGTTACCCTAAGTGGGCAAATATAGTTATACCTATATGGGCACATGAAGACCCGCAAATGTTCATGGAATTTGAACAATGTGGATATGTTTTTAAGAAAGCCGAAGATGATGCAGATGGCAATTTGTCCAATGCACAAATAGGTTTTTATTATAAATAGTACTGTATACAAAAGGAAGTAAAACTATGAGACTACAAAAATTATTCGAATATGAAGACTTGTCAACGGAACAACAAAACATTGTGTCCAAGATTGCAGGCTTAAAAGCAGACAATGAAGAAGATGCTAAACTGTTAGACAAAATTTATAGAATATTAAATACCGGAGTAATTGGCGATAATGTCGCACAAGCGTTTAACGTTCCTTTAGAAGGTGAACCATTAAGTGATAAAGAAAAGACTTTAGTTATGCAAGACTTAACTAAAATTATTGCTGATGCAGATAGTGATTATAAGTCAATATCAGAAATGACAGACCAGCTAGGAAAAGGTGGAGTTATTGATATCGGAAGTTTGGACTCACCATTAACAAGTTTTTCAAATGTATTTACACACCCAACAGCACTAAAAGTATTCCACGATTTAAAGAACTACGGAACAGGGCGTAAACAAAAAGGCCCAGGCGAATACGCACTAGCATGTTTAAGTAATAAAATTAGACTAGCAAGTGGCGAAGGTGATCTAGAAATTGATGGCATTGGTAAAGTTGAATTAAAATCAGCAGTATCAAGCACAGGCGGACGTATAGGTTACGGCGGCGGATCACAAAAAGCTAAACGTTCAATACTAGACAAATTTGCTAATCAATTGGGTCTTGAATCAATTATAGGTGCTATTGGAGGCAAAGGCGGCAGTTTAGGTCTTGGTCCATTTATTAAAGCACTAGCAATTGACTTACCATTATCGGATCCAGCCAGTAGAAATAATAGAAGGGCTTTAATGTCAGAGCTACTAAAAATGGATTTAGATAGTTTTGCAGATCCTGTTGTAAAAGCATTTGAATCGACAGATGATCCAATAGCAATAGAAGATGCTTATTTAAAAGCTAACTTTGCATGGTATAAAAATAGAGATGACTTTGATGCATTATTGCTATGCAGTTTTCCTAACCAAAAGTTTGCAATGATTAAAAACGAAAATGATTTAATTGCCTTTAGACGAGGCGGACATAGTGCTTCGACAAGCATTAGTATTATACCAACACAAGCTGGTGCAGGTAGAGAACAGTGGGCACAGCTAACACTTAACAGGGCGAACGCATAATGTGGGATACTATATTAGAAATGGCGACAAACAGGTTATGGATCTGGACAGCACTAGCAGGTAGTATATTTGGTGCTTTATTCATATATTGGATTAAAGATACTTACATGGCTTTTTGGGCTATTAACAAGTGGCAAGCAACGTTAGACTTTTTAGTTAATCGTTGGGGCTTTACTTGGTTACAGCATAACCCAGATGCATGGAAAGCAGCCAATCCAAAACTAACTATAAAAATAGAAGAATTAGAAAAACGTATAAAAGCACTTGAGAAAAAGAGGCGATAGACAATGGACGCTAAACAGTGGACTAATCGATATACCGTTAGAAAATTTTCAGAGACCAACCGAACAATACCTACAGAACATATAGATCATCTAGAAACAGTTCTAAACAACCTACCATTACAATGTGATGCTAAATCTGATATTTGGATCTATCTTGACGATAGCGATTCAGATATAAGACACTGGCTACTTAAAAACATATACTGGCAGCCTAAAAATGATGTTAAACATCCCGATATTCCACGTGAGTACATGATACCAGTAGCACAAGCACCAGCTATGTTCCTATGTGTTAAGAGTGGACCAAGCACATGGTTGTATTCAGAAGAACATAAAGAAAAAGTTATACACGAATTAGCTACTAGACACGAAGGTATGGGACTTGGTGTACTACTTAGTGAGATATTAAACCTAGGACATAAAGTAGGAACATTTCGTTGCACAGAAGGTCAGTTTCATGAAGGCAATGAAGACCAGAAAATAGCATACTTTACTAACTGGATGTGGAATAATTATGAAGACAAGCTAACAGGAATCTTTGGTAATAGAGATGGAACAAAGCCCAACCAGGTTTCCAATGAACAGGCTAATGATGCTATTTGGTTCGACCCAGGTGTAGCAGTATGCTTTGGACCAGAAGCCGAACAGTTTACTGATCCCGTTACTCGTAAAGTGTTTGACCCATCATTACCCCGATTTACTCAATGGGAAGGATACGATTATATGCAATGGAAAATACAAGGCAAAGCATGGAACTACCTACCCAAAGTATTCATGAATAAATGAATCAAATATATCTAGTATGTACCCGTAGTGCAATCAGTGCAAGTGCGTTAACATACATAATTAATCAAAGCCCTGAATTTTATAATATAGTACACAAAAACCTTTGGCTAGAAGAACCCGGTGCAGAGTTTAACAGTGCAACAGTAATAGAAGATTGGTGGAATATTCCAACTTCGTATGCATCAATATACACTCACACCGCAAGAAACAATGAAACGATGTCTCTTAAAACAATCCAAGATTTATGTTTACAATGGAAAAACTTATCCACAGATAAGAATATTGCATTGTTTACACATGCTACAAACACAGAACAATTAATTGAATGGAGAGATACGCATAACCTCCCAATCAAAGTAATTACTACTGCAATGGGCAAAAACAGTTATAAGTATATGGACTTATTCTTAAAGCGTGAATACAGCGACGAAATGAATAAGTTTGTAAGTTTAAAAGAAACCTGGAAGTACGTATATAACCAATATCAAAATCAAGACATTGACTGGGCAAGACATACAGATGTAATACTAGAAATGGACGATTGGTTAGAAGATGCTACAGCAACATATAGCAAGTTAGGAATTAAACCTAATACAAATATGAAACCATGGATAACTGAATATAAGCAACATAACGGATATCACAAATGGGATATCAACCTTAACACAGTAGCTAACAAGTTAAAGACAATTAGTTACCTGTATCAGCAGTATCAACACAATTTTGAGACCTTACAAGCTAAAACAATGTTTGCACTAGCAACGCTAGAAGCCGTTCGTAGAAACCGTGGCGAAGAAGCAGATATTAAACTAATCACGCAAAAGGTACAAAATATCATCAGAAATCAATTGACAATTGCTTAAAATAACTGTATAATAACATATTAACACAGGAGAAGTAAACTATGAGCATTACGTTCGGTACGGAAGATATCAATAAGCTAAAACAGCTTATCACAGAAGGCACACATGTTATGACAGAGGTCGAGACTTTAAATGAGGGTCTTCGAGATACTGTAAAACATATTGCTGAAGAAATGGGCATTAAGCCCGGAGTGTTAACTAAAGCAATCAAAGTTGCACACAAAGCAGAATTCCACAAGCACAGAGATGATTTCGATACACTTGAAACTATTCTCGAAGTTGTTGGACGAGCAGACTAATGGCCAAGGAAAGTATTGAGCAAGTAGCTCGGGTAAAACTTGATGAGAAGATCAAGAAGTTAGACTCCACTAGAGTCTTTAAGAAAATTACTCCATTACATACTACAGACTGGTATATTAAATGGACAGCTAGTTTCTTTATTCTTTGTGGTATGGCGTTAGTAAGTGCAAACGTTCATCCATGGAGTATGCTTATTTCTCTTATTGGAGTTACTGGTTGGTTAGTAGTTGGTATGATATGGCATGATAGAGCCTTAGTCTTTATTAACGGAGTTGCCATTTTCATTTACACAACCGGATTACTCAAGTACTTTCTAGGAGAGTAAATTGATAGAGCGTATCCATTCATTCTGGGGTATCAAACCAGAACACATTCACAATGATGAGTTCACAGGATATGAAGATCACTATAGTGAATTGGATACGTTTACCAACGAAGTATATCAAAAAGATCCACAAGACACAATAGAGCGTGTATTCAATATCTATCGTAACAGAGGTATTGTACCAATTATCTATTTCACTGAACAAGGTTTAAAAACTGCAATTAAGAATTTTAAATCTTCATCTTACAACAAAGTAGAAAACAATAGAATAGGACTTGGAAATAATCAAGGTCAAACAATCAACAGGTTTGTATTTACTAATATGCAAACAGCTGAACCAAAAGGCCGAGGTAGTAATAGTTTAAAAGACAGGTTCTTTAATGATGCAAAACTACGCAGAGCTATAAGAATATGTTTTGAGTTTAGAGAAGGCAACAAGTTAGTATATCCTACAGCCGTTAGACGTTCACTTGAATTAGTAACAGGTGAGAACGTACAAAACTTTAAACCTAAAAATGCAAGGGCAATTGCAGAACGTTTATGTCCTGTACTATGGGGCAGAGTATATGATTACAGTTGTGGATACGGAGGTAGGTTGTTGGGTATCAATAGTAGTAACATGAACTACACTTATATTGGCACAGATCCAAACACAGAAACATTTAACTATTTAAATTATTTAGATAAATTAATGGGAAATGATTCTGAGATTATTTGTTCACCTTCAGAAGAATACCAATGCGAAAATATTGACTTAGCATTTAGTAGCCCACCTTATTTTAATTTAGAAAAATACTCAGACGAACCAACGCAGTGCATGGTTAAATACACTACAATGGATGATTGGTTTGAAGGATATGTTGCACCCACAATGCAAAACATACACAAAGGTTTAAACTCAGATGGAGTATTTGCTACTAACATTGCTGATTATAAAAGCTATGGTAATAAAGAATACTTTGTAGTTGACCGTTGGATTGAATTAGCTGAGAAGTGTGGGTTTAAACACACAGAAACAATTAAGATGATGCTTAACACTAGACCCGGTGTGGGCAATGATAAGAAAGAGGGTAGAGAAAAATTCGAGGGTGTGTATGTCTTCACAAAATAGACCCAGTCCAGATAACACTTATTGCGTAAGTCCACATAACGAAGTACACGTTGATCAAGAAGGACGTATAGGATTCTGTTGCATACATAAAGGCTTTGTTGGAAACATTAACGACATGAGTATACAGCAAGCATTTGATAGTGAAGATTATCAGTTAGCAAGAAAGCAAACACTTACTAATATTTTACCATCTGGATGTGAACTTTGTATTAATGGTGAAGAAGCTGTTGGTCAAAGTATGCGTTATAATAACTTTAGCGAATTTGCTCATGGAGCAACCAAAGGAACTCAACCGGGAAAACTACGTAAGATTAAGATAGACTTTAGTAATGCATGTAATCTAAGATGTACTATGTGCAGTCCACATAGAAGCACAGGTTGGTATAAAGATGCTAAAGTATTATCCGATGCATTAGGAGACGAAGTTGGAAGAGCAATTTTTAATCCCAAAGGCAGAGATTATGGGCTACCAAGTAATGTTGTAGATGATAATTTACAAGAGTTTTTAAATGCATCATTAATTGATGTAAGTGGTGGCGAACCTTTTTATACACCGCAGTTTGTTTACCTATTGGATAAGTTAAATGAACACAGCTACAAAGGAGAGTTAAAAATTATAACTAATCTTACATTAGTAAAAGATGATATTGTAAAGAAATTAACAAAACTAAATGCAAAACTAATTGTAAGTATGGACGGCATAAATCATTTGTATGAATACATTCGTCCAAGCACACCAATTGGAAAGTATAAAGGTAAGTTAATACAAGATAGAATTATAGAACAACAGCACAATTTTAAAATTAGTATGTCATATACTCCACAACTACTCAATGTGTATAACATTAAAGAATATGTTGAATGGGGTAGTGAACATGTTTTAACACATAACGCCGGCTTATTTAATAGCCCACTTGCATTTCCTAGATACTTGCGTATGTCAGTTCACCCTGATGTAGAGTACAAGTTGGAATTAGCAGATTGGTTAGAAGCTAATTCAAAATATACAGACGCATTAATATATTCACTTAGAAAACCTCGCACAGAAGAAGATATAGATGATTGGAATTTCTTCTGTAAAACAACGGAAATACTTGACAAACACAGAAAAACAAGTATACTTAACTATATCCCACAATTAGAAAAATACTGGAAAATCAATTTATGAAAATAGCAGGATACGATTTCGACTTTTATAGTTGGATCAAACGAGCAGAAATAGTAGAATTAGATAGCATTGATATAACACATGATCCTGTTAGGCCCGAACTAAGCAACGAATTTCGCAAAGACAAAGGTAGGAAGATATTTGGACTACAATACGATGGCGATATAGAAGGTGTTATTTGTATTGCGTACACAGATGAAATTCCGACTACTGTTAAAGAACTAGATCTTATGAGTCACGTAGATGGCAAGATAGCAATAGCATACACAGTTTGGTCTTTGAAAAAAGGTGCAGGCAAAAAGATCATGGAAGAGCTTTTAAAATTTATGAGGACAAAAGGTAACATAGAAACTATTATGACATTATCACCACTAACGCCAATGGCGACACATTATCACATTAGAAACGGTGCTAGGTTAATTAACATTAATCCTACTACCCAAAACTTTGAGTATAAAATATGAGCTATGTAGACGCAACACACGACAGAGATAAAGACATTGTACACGTTGTAGAACGTGTTAATGGTAAACGTGAATTTAAAGAAATTCCAGCAAAGTATACATTTTATTATAAAGAGCAACGTGGCAAGTATACTAGTATATTTGGCGAGAAGCTTGAGCGTGTTGTATGCAACACTAGCAAGAAGTTTAATACTGAGAAAAAGATTAACGGACACAAAGGCTTGTATGAGAGTGATGTGAATGTAATCTTTAAAACATTCGCAGAGAATTATGATCCTACTGAAACACCAGATCTTAATATTTGTTTCTTTGATATTGAGACAGACTTTAATAAAGATGTAGGCTTTGCTCCACCACATGATCCATTTAACGCAGTAACAGCAATTAGCTTACACAACAGTTGGATGAATACAACTATATGTTTATCTATTGCACCTAAGACATTAACAATAGCCGCGGCTACTGAAATTACTGATAAGTTTGAAAATACTATTTTGTTTAGTACTGAACGTGAAATGCTTGAAGCATTTTTAGATCTAATTGATGATGCAGACGTAATGACTGGTTGGAACAGCGAAGGCTTTGATATTCCATATCTTGTTAATCGTGTAGCAAAAGTATTAAGCAAGAGTCACACACGTAGATTTTGTTTATGGGATAAGTTTCCTAAGCCACGTGAGTTTGAACGCTTTGGTGCTGTACAACAAACGTATGATACTATTGGGCGTGTACACATGGATTACATGCAACTTTATCGCAAGTATACATATCATGAAATGCACAGTTATGCATTAGATGCAATTGGTGATTATGAGCTTGGTGAGCGTAAAGTAGAATACGAAGGCACACTAGATCAGTTATACAACAATGACTTTGAAAAGTTTATTGCATATTCGAGGCAAGACGTTGACTTGCTTGTTAAACTAGATGCAAAGCTACAGTTTATTGACTTAGCTAATGTACTAGCACACTCTAACACAGTTCTACTACAAACAACAATGGGTGCAGTTGCACAAACAGACCAAGCTATTCTTAACGAAGCACATGCACAGGGTCTTATCTGTCCAGACAAACGTTATGACAAAGACACAACATCAGCGGCAGGTGCATATGTTGCAACACCTAAAAAAGGTATGCATAAATGGGTAGGCAGTATTGACTTGAACTCACTGTATCCTAGTATTATCCGTAGTTGTAATATGAGTACTGAAACTATTATTGGTCAAGTTAGACAAGTGTACACAAAAGAATTAATTGCAAATGCTAAGACAGTTGCTGAAGCATGGGAAGGACGATTTGCGTGTCCGGAATATGAAAAGGTAATGGAAAAAGATATTGAAGAAATACTACACTTAGACTTTGAAGACGGAACTAGTTTTGAAGCAACAGGTGCAGAGATATATGAAATTGTATTTAATAGTGGACAGCCTTGGATAATGAGTGCAAACGGCACAATCTTTACATATGAAAAGAAAGGTGTTATTCCTGGATTGCTAGAGCGTTGGTATGCTGAACGTAAAGTTTTACAATCAAAAGCACGTGCGGCACGTGATGAAGGTGGCGATAAGTTTGCGTATTGGGATAAGCGACAGTTGGTTAAGAAGATTAACTTGAACAGTTTATATGGTGCGTTACTTAATCCTGGTAGTAGATTCTTTGATAGTCGCTTGGGACAGAGTACAACACTTACAGGTCGTTGCATTGCTAAACACATGGCAGGCGAACTTAATAAGGTTATGGCAGGCGTTTATGATCACCAAGGTGATGCAATTGTATATGGTGATACTGACTCTACTTACTTTAGTGCATATCCTATGTTAAAGGAACAGATTAACAAGGGTGAAATTAATTGGGATAGAGATAATATTATTGCTTACTATGATGCAGTTTGTGAAGAAGTAAACAAAACGTTTCCTGGCTTTATGAATAAGTCATTTCACACAACACTTGAACTAGGTGAGATTATTGCCGCAGGACGAGAAATGGTTGGTAGTGCAGGTATCTTTATTACAAAGAAGCGTTATGCAATGCTTGTGTTTGATAATGAAGGTAAACGTGAGGACAATGACGGCAAAGATGGTTACATTAAAGCAATGGGCTTAGATCTAAAACGTAGTGATACTCCTGTATGGATGCAAGACTTTCTCAAAGAGCTATTGTTAAAAGTACTTACTGGTACAGAAGAACAAGAAGTACTTGAACGTATTATTGAGTTCCGTAAAGAGTATCGTGAAAAGCCTAGTTGGCAAAAAGGTAGTCCAAAGCGTGTTAATAACTTAACAGCGTATCGAGGTAAAATGGCACGTTATGATAAAGATCGTAATCATGCACACAACAACGGCAAAGCTCTTAAAGATGTTAAGAAGCCTGCTATGCCTGGACACGTTACAGCGGCATTGAATTGGAATAAGTTACGTCAGATTAACAGCGATAATTATGCAGTAGAAATTACAGATGGTATGAAAACAATTGTATGTCGTTTGAAAGATAATCCAATGGGCTTTACAAGTGTAGGATATCCCACAGACGAAACAAGGCTCCCAGAATGGTTTAAGGTATTGCCTTTTGATGATGATCAAATGGAAGAAATTGTAGTAAGTAAGAAGTTAGAAAACTTACTTGGTGTTCTCGATTGGGGCTTAGATAAAGCGGCAGCTAAAACAACGTTCACTAACCTATTTGAGTGGTAATGCGATTACTATTGATTAGTTGCTTTTTAATGCTTAATGCATGTGGCCCTTCACTGTTTACATTAAAGGGAATTGGTACTGTTACTGTTGGAGATGTTGCTATTTCGCCTATAAAGAAGAAAATAATAGACAAAATACGCAAAAAACCCAGTAAAAGAACCATTGACAACTAATCGAAGTAAACGTATAATATTACTATATGCCAAATATTAATAAATATTTAGTGAAAAGAATACTAGCGTTCCTTGCAGTTGCTATGTTTACATTACAGGCAAATGCATCAGAAATAAGTAGTAGAGACTTTGCATATGATATCAAACGATGCGTTGATGTTATATATGCCGATACAACCGCCTATCCTAAAAACACACAAATTCCAATAGAACTTATCGTTGCAATGGCCGCACATGAAACAGCATGGGGCAAAAGCAGATTTGCAGTAGAAGGAAATAATTTATTTGGTATTAGAACGTGGAATAAAGAGGATCCACAAATGAAAGCTAAAGGAAATCCAAACGCACCTTGGGGTGTTAAGAAATATGCAAACTACTGTGAAAGTATTAAACACTATATGTGGATACTTAGTAACTTAGAGGTATATGCAGACTTTAGAAAAGAACTAGAATGGCAAAATACAATATGGAAATCTACATCAGCAATTGAACTTGCGTTACACATTTCACCATGGAGCGAACAAGGTAGTAAGTACGTATATCTTATAAGAGAAATAATGGCATGTCTGTATAGGAAAGACTTTTTTAAAGACTTTACCTAGTTTAGGTTGACATACAGTTCTTTACATGTTATTGTAGAACTACTACATAGAAAATATAAGGAATAAAACTATGGAAACTCTTGGACACGATATTCAAAATACAATTGACAAACTTACTGAGTTTGACAAACGACATGGTGGTCCACACGACAGAGGTGGAGCTGATAGTTATTATCGACGCCCAGGACGCCCTCATTACTTCCTAGG